TATTTAACACATACTGCTTGGGCCAACATTTTAATCCACCGTTGCCATACATTAATCCGTTTATTTCATTGCGGCCACACCAACTAATTACAGTATTTTTTAAATCTGCATGTTCTTCAAAATCTATTTCTTGATTTAAAAACTCTTCTCGAATTCTATTATCGCCATCTACTGTAATAAAGCGATCTGTTTCACTTAGTTCTGCACAAGCTTTGTGTGCAGCATCGCTGCCATCTACTCCGTGTACACGTTTAGCCCAAGGAACTTTCTTGCATAAATCTGCATAGTTTTTTTCTGCATTAGGTTCATCGTAACTAAGATAAATGATATCATAGTCAATTGGTTTAAATTTCTGGGACATCATACAACCTCGTGTGCGTAACTGTCAAAATATTTTGCTGTGTATATACTTACATCCTTAGAGTCTGCCTCTGATTCAAATATGAACGGAATGACAGATGAAGCATCTGATAATAAATCACCTACTGTAAACTCTAAGCTTCGGTATAACACATTAGGATCATACTTTGCTGTAACACTAAAATATAATGTTTCATCAGATCTATAACCACTAGTTTGTAAAAACTTTTTAGTATAAGGATTAAGTGATAAAGACCATGATTTAGAAAGTGTATTTTGTTGCACTATAATATCGTACTCTTTGTCTACTGCAATTTGATACAAAGATTTGCCACATAATATTGTTTGGCCGTTTTTTAAATCTGTAGTTTCAGATAGCATTAATCGCATGTCGTTTGAATCAACACTTCCAGTTTCTCCAGTTAAATCAATTTCTAAACAGTTTTTATTGTTGTAATATAGCAAAGTAGAAAGTGAATTATAAAAGAAAATACTACTTTTATCTTTATCAAATTTTTCTTCTTCTTCTTGAATACTGTATATACTATTATATTTTAGTATAATATCGCCTGGATTAATGTTATTGACAGTTTTTAATAATTTATTTTCGTCAGCATATAAATTTACATCGCCAATAATAACTTCTACATTTTTCATTGTAAATTCAGTGTCTGCTTCTGCGTATTCTAATATTTTATAAACATTGCCATTTAGCCATACATGTTGACCTGCTTGATGCTCTAAGGCTTTATACCATACATCAACATGAACACCCTCATACTCAGGTTTCATAACTATTTTTGTTGCACTATGGCTTTGTGTTGGCAAGTTTGTTAACATTACATCATCTTCTAATATGTTATGCGCAGTAGTATCAAATTCTGTGCCTAGCTCAATATTAGTTTTAAGTTTGTAAACTATTTCATTATGCCAAACGAACTCACCTTCAATATAACTTTTTGTAATATCCCAGATACATATGTCAATTCCTTCAAATACACTTGTTACTGAAAAATGACCGTCAAATGTATTCTTAATAACAGGCAACTGATACGTCATTGTATCTGCTGTTTTTTGATTGTCATCATACGATACTTCTTTTAATCTTATTTGTTTAGAACTTATATCGTATGTTATAGTAAACTCTTCAGTTCGACGTTGTCCAGAAAGAATAGGCTTAACTTCTTCATTATCAATTTCAAAAATTTCAAGCCCTTCTTGTAAAACATTAGTTGAGCTAATTTTATGTATTTTGCCATCTTCTTTGTTGTAGTATACATACGACTGTGTACTAACTGGTCCAGCTTTAATTTTTTTAAGTAAGTCTTGTAAATCAGACATTTATTAAATTCCCGTATCTTTCTAGTGCTGGCGATTTTTCTATAAAATCCGTTTCTGTATAATGCAATATTCCAGTCTGTGCATAGTTTCCAACTTTTATACTGCCGTCTTTTGAAATATAAACACCTACTTGAGTTTGCCAGCTAGATTGTACTTCGTTCCAGCCTTGGCAATATGGTTTCATATGAGTAAAGCTTGGAAATTTAGAAACTTTGTTTGTTACAGATGTTTCACAATCTAATAGCTTTACTACAATTGCTGAACATACATCAATACTTACATGCTTAGGACGAGTGGCGCCCTCTAAATGTTGTTCGTAGAATGTTTCCCAGTTGTTAACTACTAATTCTAACCAAGTATAAAACTCTTGTGCAAAATCACACTTCTTAAAGTAGTGTAATCCTACAAATAAATTAGGAAGATTGTTTGCTATAAACGTTTTTCTGTAATAACTAGTGTCAGCAACTGTGCCTCTATATGTTAATACTTTATTAGTAAAAAACATTTCGTAATTAGAAAGAAAATTCCACCATACATCAATGTTTTGTAACACCAACATATCAGTGTCCATTACAATTGTTTCATCATACGGACTAGCATGATAAATCTTCCAACGGTTTTCTATTTTCCACGCACTATCTTTAGCACTGTCCCCAAACGGAATAGGAATAATTTTATCAAAAAGACGTATGTATTCTTGTGGCACTTCGTCATTAGTAATTAAACTAATTTTTGCATCGTTGTACGTGTGCAAGCTCATTGCTAATAAAGCAGCTTGCTCTACATAATTATCAGTTTCATTGTTTTGTGCAAGAACTACAATTCCTTTAGTCATTTGCAAACTCCCGATCAATTATTCTATCAAGACTAATTTTATTCATTACGTGTATATTCTGTCCTGTTGTTTTCAATGCAGTAAATTCGCCAAGGTATCCGTTTTTTTCTACTAAAAACATCATTTCATCTTCATTTAATTGCCACAGAATATCTTTATCTGTAGTATATAACATACTACCTGGTAATTGCTGCGCAAAAGTTCCTGTTTGAAATCCATTCATCATATGAATTGCAATACTAAAAGCAAAGTCATTCCTAAACAAACTAGAAGTTATTTGGTACACACGCCTATAATGATTCCACTCGTCTTCAATGTGCTTAACTAAGTCAAAAAATACACGATTAGTTTCTGTCTTTTTAAAGTACACAACAGTTGCCCAATAAAAGTCAACACTAGCATTACTAATAGTATCAAACTCTGCTTCATTACGCACTTTTGCAATATCGTCTGATGTGTTGTATATCATAAAGTCTGATTTAGATCCAAAGCATCCTTTTAATAAATCATTTGATATAATGTAATCAGTATCCATTAACAATGTTTCATCATACGGCGAAAGCCGGTATACATTTGCTCTGTTACTATTTTTAAAACTAGCTGTTTTTTTAGTTAAAGAACCGTCAAAGAAATATCGCATATTTCTATCATCAACATACGGTAATGTAATAATATTATCAAAGTCATCTGTGCCGTAATCTGATGTTATGTACTCTTCACTATCCGTAGCTAAAGTTACAGGTACACCTAGATATTTTTTTATTCGTCTAGCAAGGAATACTGCTTGTTTTGCATAGTCAATTTCACCGTTGTTTCGAGCAATTAAAAATACGCCTTTACTCATAATTGACAAGTTTCTCTACGCTTCTGCTCTGTTTAAGCTTTAAGTATTGGGTATGATAATCATTAGATGATGTAGTATAAATATCCATAATGTGTCCATAAAAGACACTCAAGTCTTCTACCATACACGGAATACCGTTATCATCAGTAATAATAATTTCATCTTGTTCTGCATGTACCATTGTACTTACAAACGTAATTAGTTCACGGGTAATTGTAAACTGTGATCCGCTATAAAAGTGTATTAATGATTCTTGGTATTTTTCTGCTAACAATCGTTTCTGATTGTTGAGTGTTAGCATGTAATTAGAAAAGTCTAGTGCTTTCTCTAAACGCTCATCCATAGTTAAACTCCTAGTTTATTATTACTACTAGTATATATTAAAATTAAGGGTTTGTCAAGCGGAGATTGGTTAGGAAAGTGGTCGAGTTAGTATAGCTGTTGGTGTTGTAGTAATAACTACTGCATTATGCTGTGTGCCGTTAATGTTTATTGAACTGTTTGCTCTTGCAGTTTCTATAATGCTGTTAAATCTTCCATATACAACTTCATCAGTTCCGTAAGTTGGATCAGTTGGAGTACCGTCTATGTATTGTACTTTAAAAATTATCGTAGATGTTCCGTCACTTGTTGCAGACTCAGCAGCATATATTCTGTATTCATTATTAGCATATACAGCACTACTATTTCTTGAATAAATTAGCTGGTAACTTGTATTAAGATCGTAACTTCCTATATTAGATCCTGTACCAACACCTGCATTATTAACAGTGTTTTCACCTTTAAAGCTTGTTGTTCCCATACTGTTTAATATTGTTTGCCAATCAACTGATTTAGGTTGACTACCTGTATATCCTACTGATGCGCTAAAGCGTATTTCGCCGCCTGCGTTAAAATAATGACGCCTTTGTTCAGCAGTTGGAAATACAATTTTAAAAATAGTACTAATTTCAGTTAACCATGTACCTGTTTCGGGTCTAGTGCTAGACGCACTTGGCAAAGCTTCAACAGTTAAATTAGCAGAATCAACTAGGAATCTGTCAGTTATAATATTATTTCCTAAAGCTACTAATCCTTGTATATACGATTCTTCAATTTTGTCAGCGGTTGCTGTGTTTGTATCATAGTCGCCAATTACAAATTCATCAATAGCAAGACTAGCACCTACTTGGTGTGATCGTGTTCTTATTAAGTCAATATATAGGTTTTCGTAATCTTGTGCTGTAACTTTATCAGCATTTGGAACTGAAGCTCGTGAGCCGGCAACAGACAATGTACTAGTTGTTTGTCCATAGCCATAACTAGGACTGACAATGTCAGAAACGCCGAGTACCTCGTTTACTACGGTTCTGAGGGCGTTATATTCATCTGCTAGTATAGTTGTTGGCATTAATCAATCTCTTTTGCTGTCAATGTATTTATTTAAAAATATCACTGCGTTGTTATGTTTGATTATGCTAGTGCTTGATTATTAAAGTAAGTCGGTGCTACTACTGTTACATCACTGTCTGCGCGGAGATGTTGTAAAGTACTTTCCAGTCTGCCATCAACGTTGTTATCAACATTGTTATCAACAACTACATCGTTAAAATCAATTCTAAATATAATACGTGTTGGAATATCTGAACGTGCTTTAACAGTATAAAGGTTTCCTGCATACACACCACTATAGCTACCAGAACCAGTTTTTGTATAAATGTCTTGATAAGAGCTTGTTAAATCATAATTACCAATTGACGAACCGCCACCGCCTGTTGCTGTAGTTGTTTCTGCATTAAATTTAATAGTTCCTACTTCTGAACATAATGCAGCCCAATCAAGTCCTTTTGGAGTACTAGCACCTGTGTTGTTTGCGCTTATTCTAAGTTCGCCGCCTGTGTTAAAAAAGAATCTTCTTGTATTTGCAGATGTAAATGTAACTGCTACTTCATGATAAATTAAACCGTTCCAGTTACTAGATCTTGCACTTGCTATTGCAGGTTCTAATGCAGACTGACTGAGGTGCATTACTGCTTTATCAGTTTGTACTTGCGTCATTAAACTTTCAAAGTCTAGTACGCCCTTTTTAAATCCATCTGGATCGACAGTTGTTACACCTGCATCACTAACAAATGTACTTGTAGTTTCTGCTACTGTATTAAGATTTTGTACAACTTCAGCAATACCAATGTCGCCTGCGCCTACTTGGTGTACTCTTGCTTTAAGAATATCAGCATAAATTGCATTCATATCAGCTGCTTCAACTACATCGCCTGTATTATTAACAGGTACACTAGTTACTGATTGTCCGTAACCATCTTGGCCAGACCCAGTTCCTAGTATAAGTGAAATACTAGACTGTAAATTGTTAATTCGTGCTGCTGTTATATCTGCCATTTTTTATTATACCTTCAATACACATTCGACTAACTTTTCATCTTCTTCGGCATTGCTTTCAAGTGCAATTCCTACCATTGCTGTTGTTGCAACAGTACCGCATACACCATCTGCCCATGCATAAATCACCTGTCCTTTATTTACAGGTCCTTTAACTCTTACTGGAAGACGTCCTTTAAGGCCGATGTATTGTCCGTCAGCTTCACTGTTCATCATATATGCTGGATCAGTTGATACAACACCAATACAATGATTACTTGTGCCTGCTGGCTCTACTTCGTAACCTTCATGGGTGCATACCGCAACTGCTGTGCCTGCTGGTAATTCTTTTTCTGTTGTATATTTTTCTGCTAAGTCAGCATAACGTGCTTGTGTTGCAGTACCTTGGAATAAGTTTGCAGCAATGTTGCCTGTTGCATCTCTAACAGCAATTGTATTATTTGTAGCACTTGCATCAGCACTTCGGAAGTCACTTCCTACTCGTAGTGTAGTTGCTTTAGATGCTTCACCTGTAAATGCAGTTGCATATACATTTGAAAATCCTACGCTTGCACTACCTAGTGTAAATGTGTTATCAGCTGCTGGAACTATTCCAGTTGCTGTAACTGTAGCTACGTGTGTTAATACGCCTGCACCGCTAGTAACTTTTAGTTTAATTGCGCCACTGTTCGTAACGTTTTGAATTATGCCGTCATAACCGTTTGAATCAATTTTTAATTGTAGATCGTTTGAATCACCAATTAATGCACCTGCATCTGGAAATTCAACTGCACTTGTAAAGACTGTGTTGCCTATACCTGTTTGTACATAGTTTGCTGCTGCAACTCCTCCTAGCTTATCAGCATTTGTTGCTGTGCCGTGGAATCTATCAGTTGTACTAGTAACACCTGCTGTTGCTAGTTTAGTATTTCTTAATGTAAGACCTTTATTAATTCTATCATAACCTTGGCCAATTAATGCTGTTTCAGTTGACTTTAAGTCAAACTGTGTTGGACTTATAACAAAAATTGTTCCATCTTCAATAACACTAGCAATTATTCCTCTTGTAGCACTTGTAGTATCAAGAACTTCGAGGCTTTGCATTTGGGTTACACCTTCGCCTGCGTTCTGTGGTCCTATAAGTACAAAACTTGTACCGTTGAATACATATAGCTGATCATTGCCACTATCCCACCAAAAGTCGCCAATAGCTAAACCAGTTGGTTGTGTTGCGCCGATTTCAGCGCCACCAGTTGTGCGCCATTTTGTTCCATCATAAAACTTTAATTTGCTTGTTGCACTATCAAACCAGACCTGACCGCTAATTGGTCTGCTTGGTTGATTTGCTCCGCTAAAGTTTTCCAGCAAAAACAAAAAGTTTTCATTTTGTATTTCGCCGTAACCTGCGTAGTTTTTACCGATGAATTTAAGGTCAGTTGTTTGATCAACTGTACCATCTTCCACTGTAGTTAACAGTGTGTTATTGTATCTATCTATTGCATATGCCATTATTATGTAACCCCTAGTGCTATTATATTATTTATCGTTTTTCTTAGTACGCCGTAGTTGACTGATAAATCCATGCCGTTCCATTCGATTTATATGCCATTAAAGTTCTTCCCGGTGTAAGAACAACCGAACCGCTTGCGCCTTCAGCAGCAAACACAACGTCTTGTACGACTGATTCGTTTTGTGTTCCATTACTATCAACAGCAATGTAACTTACATTTTTAGCACTTTCAACATCCACACCTTCAACTGTTGCTCCAGCATATGATGTTGTGTGTATACGTGCAATTTTATGATTGTTTAATGTTGCAGCAGGATACATATCACCTAAATATGATGCAAGCGCATTTTGTAATGCTGTGCTTGTTCCCATACCAGTAATATCCATACTAAATGCAAGATCTGATGTAGCAATTTCTTCATCTGTGTATGCTTTAGTTGCAACTGTACCTGCTGTAGATTCTGCTGCTCCTAGTATTACTGCTTGTTTAGCACTAACTGCTTTGCCTACACCTGTAATTTTTTGTGCATCAGTAACATTAATATCGCCACCGCCTGTAATTGCTATACCAGCAGTAGATACAAATGCCATATCATTAGTTGAAGTAATGGTCTTACCATTAACATTAATTTCATCAACTTGTAGTACAGTAAGTGTGCCTATTTGAGCTAAGTCTGGTGCGTTTGTAACATTTACTAAGCTAGTATCTGTAAGTTTGTTTACACCTCCAATCTTATATGTTTTACCAGTGTCTAACAAATCAAAGTTTACGTTTGAAGTAAATGCATTTGTAGCATTTTTCCAAATTATATCTTTACTACCATTAAGACTGTTAACACTAATACCTGATTCGTCTGCCTGGGCATCTGTAAGCTCAGTACTATCGTTCATCACACCAATTTCAATAATCTTATCTTCGACTCTTAGTGTTTGTACGTCTAGTGCAACTCTAGTGCCTTCAACAATTAAATTACCTGTACAGCGTATATCGCCTTCAACATCTAGTGTATAAGCTGGCAATCTGTTAGTTGTAAAAATACCAACTTTAGCTGCACTTGCATCTACATAAATTGCGTCTACCGAAATAGCACCAAATGTGCTTGATTTAACTCGTAAGCTTAAATCGTGATCTGTAAGCTGGTTTTCAATATAAAAACGTGGACCAACAACTTTTTGTACGTTATTTTGTGATAGTCCAATTGTTAAACCACCTGAGTTTTGAATTGTTAGTGTACCTGTTGTAATACCTGTTGCAGTTGATGGAAGGAAACTGTCAGCAGTTCTAACTATGCCGCCTGCTGTAACAAGTGCGTTTGCAGAATCTGCAATACCTCTGTATTTAAAGTTAGCAGTATCAACAATATTCATACCAATTTTAATAATACCATTTGGATTTGCTGCTGTAACTAATCCTAGTACTCGTTGTGCATAAATTGGGGTAAATTCAATGCTACTAATTACCGCTGTAAGTGTTCCGCCTACATATAAATTTGCAACTGTACGTGACCTACTTTGTGAGTCAAGTATACTACCAATTTCGAATCCACTTTTTTGTTGTGTTTTAGTATATTGCGGACCCATTAACATTAAGTCAGTACCGTCGAACGCATATACTTGGTTGTTTAGGTTATCAATCCATAGATCGCCAGCAACCATCTGTGGTCGAGTGTTTTGTACAATTGGACCACCACTTGATTTCCAAATTAATCCGTCATACACTTGCAATCTTTGATCTGTGCTGTTCCACCATAGTTGTCCAGTTAGTGGATTACTAGGTGCAGCAGTATTACTAAAATTTTCTAGTAATTTAATAAAGTTTTCGTTAAAAGATTCACCGTAGCCCGTATAATTCCTACCAACTAATGTAAGATTTGTACTAGCTGTGTCAATTTGTCCATCAATTAAATCTAGTAGCAATGTGCCGTCTGTTTTGTTTAGTTGATAGCTCATGTTATACTCCAGTATATATAATATAGTTAACTGCTAAGAAAGGATTCATAACATTTAATGGTGTTCCTAGGGTTGCATCTGTTTTAATGCCTCCGCTTGATGCAATACCTTGTGTGCCACCTAATCCAGATTCAATTGGAAGTGAAATAGCGTTTGCATCTACTGGTTCGCCAGCGCCAACTCTAACACCATAAAACTGTGTACCACTTGCTCCCTCAAAATCATGCTCGTGTTCTGGCAAGTTAGAAGTACCAATACCTGTTGTTTCTGCACCTGCGTTACCGCCTATAGCATCAGCAGCAATATTTGCAACTCTGTTTGCGCTTGGTCCGCCCATGTTGTCAAGACCTAGTGCAAATCTGCCTCTAAAGTCTGGCAATGTAAATTTAGCAACGCCATTGTCACTAACTAAACTAGCATCTTTAAAGTTATGCGAGATCGCTAACCATAATTCGTTGTAATCAGACTTAGCAATTTCACTACCATCACATAGTAGCCAACCTGTTGGAGAATCTACTCCACCAAAAGGCATCATTGCGCCTGCTGGTACAAGGGGTATTGTCTTTAAGAAGTTACGTTTTGTAATTTTGTAAACACCAGTTGTTCCTGTGGTTACATTTAATAGTAATTCATCTGCATTACCTGCATCGTAAGTAACAGTCTTGTTACTAATAAAACTATTAGCAATACTTACAGCAAAGGTTTTTGTACTGCCACCTGTTTGTCCATCAAATTCAAAACTATTTGGTTCAACATCGCCACTTAGTGCAAACGTTGTAGCACTTGCTAGTCTGTCTGAGCTACCTGCTCTGCCGCTTACTGTACCGCTTACGTTACCTTGTATATTTCCAAAGAATGTTGTAGCATGTATTTGATCGTATTTGTTAATTGATGTACCAATATTTCTTGTGCTGTTAGCATCTGGTGCAACATTTCCAGTTTGTAGTACACCGCCGATATCAACGTTTCCGCCAATGTATGCATTAAGTGCAATACCTAAGCCGCCTGTTGATATTATACTACCTGTACCAATTGATGTTGAATTAATAGTACTAGTAAGCTGTAACACACCTGTTTCTGCTTCTCCTGTTTTAGGAGATATTTTAATATTACCTTTAACATCAATTGCTTGTTCAGGAGCACTATTGTTGATTCCAACATTACCTTCACTATTAATACTTACAACAGTTGGCGTTAAGTTTCCGTTACGCATTCTAACGTCAATACTTGATCCACTTGTGTTATGTTGTATAACTCCAGTTTCGCCGTCTATACCTAAACTTAGCTGTCCGCCTGTACCAATTTTAATTCCGTCATTGCTTTTAACACTTAATTGATAGTCTGTGCTACTTGCAGCATTACCTCTTAAAAAGTTACTTGCTGCAATTGATGTGCCGCCAACTACTAATGCTTCTGCTTTTTCAGCAGTTCCATAATATTTAAGTGCTTGTACGCCTACAATTGCTTCATCAGCAATGTTCATACCAGGATTAATACCAGTTCTAAATCCTTTAATAGATACTTTTGGAATAAAGCTTTGACTACTAATAATAATTACTGGTTGATCTTCAACTTTAATTGCAAGTACATTATATGTTATATCATCTGTACCTACAATTGCTTGTGCTTGTGCTCCTGTTAGTAGACCATCACTAAAATCCGGTCCAACTAGTACCCAGGCGCTACCTGTAAACAAATATAGCTGCTGACTTTCTGTGTTAACCCACAAGTCGCCTGCGCTTGAGTTTGCTACTGCTGGAGCAGCACTTGCTTTTTTAAGTCCACCGCTTGCTACCCAGTTAGTTCCGTCATACACTTTAAGTTGATCTACTCCTGCTGTACTGTCATACCAAAGTTGTCCTTCTACTGGACGTAACGGTGCTGTAGTATTTGCAAAGTTTTCTAATAAGTGTAAAAAGTTTTCATTTACTGCTTGACCGTATGCTGTTGTGCCACGACCAGGAAATCTTAAAGTAGTTTCATTGTTAAGTGTACTGTCTGCAACAGTTATACTACCTTTATTAACAGTATCTGTATAATTTATTGTATATGGCATAGTTTATTCCTTACCCTGCCAAACTTTGTACACGCACTGTGTAATCAATTTGGATTAATCTGTTAAGTGACTTTTGTACTGGGTGGAAAATAACATGTGTAATTAGTCGTCCAGTACCAGCAGCACTATAACTACGTAGACCTAATTCGTCAAACACATAAGGACTGTCAGTTGCGCTTGCAGTATCAAATGCATCTTGTCCGTTAGGCTCGCCGTAATCAAGTAAACAGCTTACTACAATATCAGTATAGTTTGTTCCGCTAACATGCCTAGTTTCTAGCTTGTTTCTTGCAGGATCAGTATTGTTTACGCTTCTATCATCAACAATCTTAGTATAGGTCTGATTGTATAGACTTGCGTTTGTTCCTGTGCTATTAGGTGTTAGATACGTAATAATACCTGTTGGATCAACGCTTGTACCGCCGTTTCCAAAGCTCATATCGTATATAAATCCTTCGCCTGCATTAGACAAACTTTCAGCAAGTGCAAGACTCATATTTTCATAATGAATTGCATTGCGCTTGTCAATGTATACCTTTTGTGATTCAGGGTCAAATATCTTAATATGTCCCTGAACTAGTACTCCGTTTGTATCTTGCATGTTATCGCTCATTTAATTTTTTCCTATACTGTATTTATTCAGGTAGCTCAGATGTTCCGGCACGTAAGAATCTTGCAATGCCATTTTCTGTATTGCCCAAAGTTGTGCCACTTGAAGTCCAACTTTGACCTACTTTTTTCATTACTGATACTTTTGCATTCTCTATTGGTGTAGCAAGTAATGTAATTGCATTAGTATCTACATCGAATGTAAAGTCTGCTACAACACTAGTATCACCCTCTGGGCTATCTAACGCTGTTACAGGGTTAAACACATCTAATGCTGTCTTACGCATACGTGTACCGCCTACAAACACTTCAATCTCGTTGATTGATGCAACTGTATACCCAACTGTGAACACACTTGTAACACCGTCTGCTGTAGCGTTATACGCTAGAGTTTTATCTTTATACGGAACAGTTTTACTTATGTTCTGATCAAAAACTTTAGTACTAACTGGGTAAGTTGTCTTAACCCCAGTACCTAATGTGCCTCTACGTAACTGGCGTAAGGTATTAACTTCTTTTACAAAATACTCAATACGCTCGCCATTAATAAAAATTACGCCAGGTAAGTTTTGCTGTTTGTTTGGTTCTGCTAATTCAGTGCCATCATCTAATTCAATTCTTAAATCATAATAATTTAATGGTTGTGCTAGTTTAGTAGCTGCTGTATCAAGACGCTTAAAATGTGTCCTATTTAACATATCTTTGAACTGTCTATATGCAAATTTAGCTGTGCTTGCTGCAGAAGTAAAGTGAATAACTTCTATAATATCATTAGCTGCTGGTGTTCTTACTAATTGAACTTTTAGCCTGTCGTCAGTTACAGAATAGTCTACACTAGGTGTCAATAGCTCACCGTTTACACTTATCCATACATATTGTGCATCAATTGCAGGTTTACGTAAAGTAATTTCGCCAACAGTTAATCTATTGTATGTAACATAATCAACCTGTGTTTCAAGTAGCGTAGATCTGTTGACTACATCATAAGTCATACGCTCAAGGCCTAGCAAGTTGTGGTTAGTAAACTGAATTACTTCAATTACTGCTCCTGCATCTGGTGCTGTATCTAATGTTATTGTAGATCCATCTAATCTATAATCGCCATCTGTAATCACATACATTTCTAGTAAGTCGCCTGGTGCTCCTACTTCGTCTGTTAGTGTAATAGCACTGTTTGTAGCTTCAAAGCGCCAAAATAGCGGAGTTGTAATTGGAAGACCGTTTAAGAATACCTTAAGATCTGCAACAGCTAAACTACCTGCTGGCATTTGGAATATTTCTAATGGAAATTCCCTTTGGCTATTTTCAGGAATTATATACTGTATATTGTATCCTGCACTTAAAATAGTATTATCTACTTTAACAATTACATTATGTTCGGTTGGTGTGGCGTATAACGGAGCATTTGCTAAAGTAAATGCTGTTGTTGCTGCGTCACCAGTAAACGTATCTTTAGTAATTTGACTATAATTAATTTGTGCATCAGCTGCAAATACAGTATAATTCACTACTGCATCTAAAGCAACTACTTCGTCAAACCTAATAGCTGTCTTAGGAGTTGTTTCAGACTTAAATGCTACTACTGTTTTTTGTATGCCGTTAATACTTGCATATACAGTTGCACCAGATTCCCAATCAACAGTAGTTTCAAATTGAACTGTTGAACCGTCGCCTGTTAACTTTCCAAAGTCTAGTATATTTTGTGTACCTTGTGCAACTGCTACAATACTAAGCTCTGCTCCTACTGTTGCTGTATTAAGTGTTACAGTGTTTGCAGCCCAATTAATTGTATAATCAGTTTGTGGTAATATAACATTAGCAACTTTTATAATAACTGCGTCACTACTATTTGGAGTAACACCTAAGTTATAAGTTAATGTGCTATCCATAATATAGCTTTGACTGTTAATAACACCTTGGCCTGCACTATCTCTCGTAAATACTTTAATATCTAATGTGTCAAGTACTTGTCCTGGAATCAATTCTTCAGGACCGCTTGAAGTAGTAGGAGTAACAAATCCGTCACCGTCTACAATAATTTCTTCTGCTGCAAGACCCTTAGCAGTTGCATACGCTAGATCTCCGCCACTAAGTGCAGTATCGTAACTGTTAGTATCAGGAGTTGCTGCGCCATCGCTAGTTGCTTTTCTAATAATGATTGTATCACCATCGGACATTGTTTTTGCTGTTAGATTAAAGTCATCTGTATATATAATATTAGTTGTACCGTCACCAGTAATACTCAACATAGTTGCATTAGCATTTGTTGCAGAGCTTCCTGGAGTGCCTGCTATATAATCGCCTGCGTCAATTCTTACTGGATTTGCATTAACTCCAGTGTCTTTATAATAAACATTATATACAACACCATTCTCTAATGGAGTTAATAATGGAAGTGCTATTGTTGATCCATCTAATGTAAAAATTTCATCTTCAAACGTGCTATCAAATTCGTCCCATGCATCTGTATACCAGCCGTCTGTGTCAAATCCTGCAGGACCTGCAAAATCAAAGCTACGTATTTCAACTCCACCGTAATCGATACCTGTCATTAGCTGTGCTAAGTCTTTACCGTACATTCCTGCAATTGGATTGTATGCAAGATTAACTCTATCTTCTGCTCCTAACATACTTAATGGAATATTATAGTCTACTCTTATAACTGCATTTACTTTAGGAGGAGTTGCAAATATAACTTTTCCTTGCTCCCTAGTATATGTTTTATCAAAATTTACAATGTTAGTAAAAGTATACTTGCTACGTAACTGTAATACACTATCTACATATACGCTAACTTTTTTCATAGCCCGGTCCATTGGCCATGCTAGGAAGAATCTTGTTTCAAACCCTGTTCCTGCAAATGTTTCAGACTTAGCTAATGTGCTAAATGTAAACTTGCCGCTGTTTCTGTCGAACTTAATTTTAACGCTTGGACTTCTTACAACTCCATTGCCTAATACCGCAGTAGCAGTTGCTACAGTTCCGGTCTCTAATTGTGAGCCTGATATAACAACTGTTGGAGAACTAGTGTAACCAGTTCCTGGATTGGTAACTTTAATCTTAGTAATTTTACCATATCCTAAGTATGCTTTTGCTGTTGCGCCAGTGCCGCCGCCACCTATTAATTTAACAGTGGGTTCAAATGTAAATCCAGTGCCGCTGCTACCTAGTTTAACTTCAGTAATTTGAAAACCTAAGTTATCTTTCCAATTTTTTCTAGGATATTTTGCAGTATCTAAGTTTTCAGTTTTAATTACGCCATCAACAATAGTTGCAGTACTTGGGTCAATTGTGTTAGTAAGAGTATTATATGCTGGGGATAAATCAAAGTCACTAATACTACTATTTGTAGGATCAATTGCATTGTATTCACTAACAAATTCTCTTATTTTTGTTGAATAAGGTTTAAATTCTTCAACAAACTCTTGGTAACTTGCTAAATTATCATTATTAAATGTTATGTCTTGTATGTTTAATGTTTCTCTATTGTGCTTTGCTTTTACAAAACTAGTTTTAAACATCCAATCCACTGACTGTTGTTCTGTCATTACATATCGTAATGCAGCCATAAACAACTGATTGTATTCAACTTCTAACTTGCCTACAAAAATATTATCCCTAATAGCTTCAAGTATAATTCTCAATTCAACACTAGGATTATTATCATAAAAATTACTGTCGAAACTACGGTTATCAAAGCCTACAGTGTTTTTACCATAATCGTACAAAGTATCTTTAAATTGAACTGTGCCATTCTGTCTACCAATAGTATTATAGTTAATTGTATAATCTTCAGTATCCTGATCGTCAATTTTATGTAGTAATAACCAACCGCCTGATCCAACGGTTTCAATCTTTACAATGTTACCAATAGTGTTATCTAAGCTTGGCAACTGATATGAACCTTTGATTGTGTCGTTAATATTTGAAAACTGATTGTAGCCAGGGGCATACCAATCAACATAATCCCAATAAACGTCTACATTATAACTTTGTAGTTTTCTTCTATACCAAGCAGTTCCACTCCATGAGTATAATGCCCATTTGTTTTGAACATTTTCGTCTGCAACAACTAATACAGTAAACGGTCTAACTGTGATAGTAGTAGTTTGGTCATATCCGCTGCCTGCACTAGTAATTGTAATTGATTCAATTTGTCCTAAAGCATTAATAGTAGTAGAAAATTCAGCATTTGCACCTTCGCCGTTTATAGTAAAACTAGGTGCTACTTTATAACCTCTGCCTGAATCAGTAATATTAATTCTTGATATTCTGCCGTTAGTAATAATAGGTGTTAGCACAGCAGGAGTAATTTTATTTGTGCTTACATATGTAAGATCTGCTAGTGTATCAATTTTTAAATCATACTGCTTTGAAATTAAACTAGGAGCAATATCTTTAGTTGACAATTTTGCAATATCATATTCGTCAACTACAAGATTTTCAGCTAACTTTAAATTTATTCTTTCAATAGTTTGTTTTAGTGCTTCAAATCTATTAACAAACATACTTTGTCTTGGACGATTTTGTACACCATAACGATTTTTAACGGATATAGTTGGGTCTGGAACAATTCTATTATTGCTGTCAAACCCAATTAAACTATCAAACCATTTACGTTCAATATCTGGATCAGGCTTACTTACATCTAATCCATCTGATATTAGTTTGTACTGACTGTGTACGTTCTGTGTTTTCTTAGCACCAGTTGAATATTTAATATTCAACACTAAATCATCGCTGTTAACAAATGAATCAAAGTTGTTAAGTATAAACTTACTATCTGAAAGTAAGCTTATAAACGGATAACCTTGTGTTCTTGGATTTTCAATAAGTGCTGCAATATCAATAATGCTTAATTTTCTGTTTTCTACTACAGGAACAGTAACTTTATTAACTACCCAAAAGTAATATGTGTTGCTAAATGTTTTACTAGTTTCATTATAATTTATTTTTGTTGAATATCTAGTGTCACCAAATAAGCTTGTTCCGCTAATGCCAGCCGGTGTACCATTAGGTGTGTCAGCAACACTATCCCAAATACTTGGAATAACATTACTTTCTACCCATTCAAATATATCAATTCTTGCATCCGGAGTAAGTTTATTCCAATTAGTTTTTTGGAACGTTGTTGAGCCTTGATATGCATGTGTAAATTTAGCAGTACTAATATTCCACCATACTTGGCCAACATGTGTTTCACACCATGCTCTATTAGCATCAACATTGCTGTCTGCACTGTTACCTGTATTATATACTGCTGGATCTGATGGAGTTTTAAATGTAATTTCTTGGTCAGCTGGTCCAGCAATCTTACCTTGCACTGGATCAATATAATCAATATAACTTACAATACGGTTTTCGCGCTTGTTGTATAAGAACATACCCCTAATGTTATCTACGTCTACTGGTGTAACACCTTCGTTAATTACACTCCATGCAAATGTAGTTGCATTTTTTCTAAAGTCAAGTAATTGGCCTTTGTTGCCCGGTAAATTATCTGTTTCACCAGCAAGCTGATCTGGAAGTCCTACATACACATGGTTACCGTTAGTATAAATGTTTTCGCCAAACGTAGTTTGTGTTAGTGGATATATAAATTGCTCTGAATATATTAAGTTACTATTAATATTTTCGTAAACATATACTGAACCTTTGTCAAGTTTAATATTTCTAAAGTTTGTAAATTCAAAATCAAAGGTAGTTGCAGTATCTTCAGTATCTGTAAACAATTTAACATCAAACGTTGTTGGAATTGTTTGATCACCATTTAAGCTAGACACTACTAAGTTATCTGCGCCATATGATAGTCCAAAGCCAAAGCCTTCACTTTCTTCATTGTTTGGAGGAGTAAGTGTTTGTGTTAAACTAAATGTTCCTGCAGATTGTGTATACACATAAACAACGCCTTGATTAACTTTACCAGTATCATTTAACATTGAACTTATAGCAAGTTGTGTTCCTGCAGGATTTAATGAAACGTTATCTGCCCAACCTGTAACATTATCAGGGGCATTGATTGTTTGATCCAATTGGAATTTTTCACCAACTGCACGATAAATTGCAATTTTTGTGTTTGTTGTACTGTCTGTTCTAGTCTGCTGTAAACTTGTTACAACTAAAACTTGTGCATCGTCACTAATATCAAAACTCTTACTGAACTCTAATATGTTTTCAATAGGATCAAATACTGATTCATTATAAAATGCGTTTGCAGTTAAGTTTGGCAAGTATCCTAAGTAATCAACATCTGTAGTAATGCTTGTCCAAGAATTGTTTGTTGAACTTGGTATAGCTGCACTTACTGATATGTTAGTTGCTGCTTTCCATAACGCATTATCTTGTACAACAATATTTCCTTTTGCATAAGAATATGTATTATCAAATGTGCCACGATAGTTTGCATCTTTACCATGCTGCCAGCTAACTTTGTCCCAGTAAATTGGATCAACAATAACATTTTGCGAAGCTGTTGTTGCCTTACGACAAATATAATAATCATCTTTGAATACTACAATATCATCAAGTGCGTATGCTCTTATTTGATAATCGCCTTGGAAACTATCAGATGCAGTTGTACCATGACGGAACACTTCAATTGATCCAGGGTGTACTCTTCTACCTGTGCTATCAGTTTCGTTAGCACTAACAATACTGTCACTAGCAACTAACATTGTATAACGATTATTAGTTTGTACTATTGCAACTTGAGAGCCAAAGTTTCTGTTTGCTGCCCTGTATTCTGATATAAGTGTGTGTTGTATTCTATATGTACCATCTGGCAATCTGCGATATATTGCAACAGCACCTTCATTTGCTAATGTTGGAGTTGTTCCTGTTTTTACAGCAGGTATATTATAAATTTGAGTGTAGTCTTTGTTTAAGCTGTACGGAGGATTAGACAATCTGGCAACACCTTGCTCAGTAGTTTCATCAAAGAACCAATATTCTTCATCAATAATCCTTGGAGTAGCAACAATGTCAAAGTTACTAGAATGTTCAAATACTAAGAACTTACCAACTTCTGATGTTCCTAATACTATGCTATTATTAACATTAGTTATAGTACCAATTGCACGATCAGCATCGCCTGCTCCACGTAAACCAACATTTGCTTTTCTGCGAAGCTGGAAGCGTCCTATGTTGGATTGTTCTACCCAAGGACCTGTTAGTACTTTTAAGTAAACTCTTACAGAGTTAAAATTACGTTTTATAAATGTAACTTCAGCAGTACTTGTGCTAATAGTTGTTAGTGCTAAACCGCCCTGACCATCTCTTGGAATTTGAATATCTTCAATTACATCTCCAATTTGTGGCTCAAATGCAAATCCTTGAAAGTCAAATTCTGTTAATGTAAAGTCAATATAGCCGTCCCATAGATCAACAATAGTTTGTGATTTGTTTAAAATATCATATGTAAATCCTGCACTTGCAACATCAATAATTCTGTTGTCAAGATTGTATAAACGGAATTGCTGTTCTTCACCTTGCGCTACATAATCACTAAATAATTTTCCTACTCTAACTATAAATTTATTACTTGGAAGATCTCTCTCAACACCGTCTTGTGCATCAGCACCTGACGGATCACCTCGATATGACAATTGTTCAATATAGCTTACATTATTTTTGTTAGTAACATATGTACCAATTGTGCCAACTGTGTTTTGAATATTATAATAGTTATTAATAGCTCTTACTGAGCCTTGTAGTTTAACATCAGCATACACTAAGCCTCGACCTTGTTCATAATACACACTGTTGTTTGAATAAGTAAATCCTGTATTAATCATCCAGAAGCCGCCTATTGCTGTACTTGTAGCATATGTATCTGCTTCTGAATAAAATCCTACAAAGTCTAATTCATTAATAAACATTTCACCTGTAATAGGAAAGACACCATTTGTGTTTTTAAGGTAAACAACTGCACTGTCTCTGCGAGATCCTACATATGCTACTTCGGCACTACCAGTGTCAGTTGTTACAATACTGCCTACTGTTGGCAATGATACAAAAGTTTCAACAAACATTACATGATCAATTTTTTCAACAATAGTATGATCTTGACTTAAAAATGCTCCAGTAATTTCTGGAATAAGCCCTTCAAACGGAATATAGTTATCTAATGTTG